GGCGTAGTACCAGCCGTCGGCGTAGTACCAGCCGTCGGCGTAGTACCAGCCGTCGGCGTAGTACCAGCCGTCGGCGTAGTACCAGCCGTTGGCGTAGTACCAGCCGTCGACCAACCTAGGCTCAAACGGAGCCAATCTGATATGGATTGGATTTGTGATGGAGTTGCAGACTCCGTAACGCGAAGCCACGCTGCGATTAGCATTTGTGTCTTGCTTTTATCGGCCCAAACAACCTTATCCATTGGAGGAAGGTTAGAATTTGCAATTGCTAACTGATGTTGTGCAAACGCATCCTTCCAAGACATAGTCCCATTAACAACCAATTTTACAAGGTTGTCTTGAGTTTTGGTCAGTAAAGCGGTTTGACCTGCAACCCTCACACCGGTTTCAAGTTCATAAACTTTATCCGCCACCCTCCCCTTGGTGTTGTCAGCCAATCCCTGAAAAATTTGCCGCACAACTGGGTCGGGTTCGGCGTCGACAGCATGGTCTAATGGAGCGAACGTCCGGGTAAGATAATTGCCTGCCCACCCTTCCGAACCTGTGCCATCAGGCGTTGCCACCTGGGCCAAATCATCTGGGTTGAGGCCGTCAGCCTCATTAGTCGCCGCGTTTTGCATATCGACTTCAGTTTGCGATAACCAGTGACTAAAAATGGCTACACGGTCATTTTTATATGTTTCGCGCAATTGCCTGTGTAGATCCTGGCCGGCAGCGCCGACATCCCGAAGTGCCGCGCCAAGATAAGCAGGCACTATCGGCGGATCGGCGACGGGCGCTTGTCTGCTTTCCACACCGCCTCGCGGCTCGCGCTGCGATTCATAAAGAGGGATCTTGATAGGCATTATTTGCCCCCTTGCGGCCTAAGACGCCGCCGGCGCTGCCAAAGTCGGCGATGCGCCATCTCCTCGGCAGCCAGACCCTTGGTTGCTTGCGTTTTGGGTCTATCCAGATATGGGTGTATTTCTTTATAGCCACCCAAAATTTCGGCCCCGGCGCCGACAAGGCCGCTCATCCTCGTGCTTCTGGCGGCTTCGTTGTACTTCGCGGCATCCATAGACGACAATTGCGCCCGTGACCGGAGGTTCTGGCCCTGGTTGAAGAAACTGGCGCTGTCAAGCGCGCCTTCGTATCGAATAGTCAGGGCGTCGAGTTCGTTGGCGATTTCGCTTTGCCTGATGATGTCAAGATTGCTGCCCGATCCCAGGGCGGTGCCAGATTGCGCCAGACCGGCCCTCGCCATGCCGTGCCGCATGGCAATCTGCCGCCGCTGCATTTCCTCTTTCCTGGCCGCCTGCTCCCCGGCGGCCCTCATGTTCATATCCGCAATCAGCGCCTCGTTCTCCTGAACCTGGGCGTTATAGCGCGACGCCGCAGCGCGGTTTTGTAGATCCTGCGCGGTCGCGCTGGCTCCCATCAATGTCCCTATTGTCTTCACTGCTGTTGAGGCGATCAGCAGTTGTTTCATCGCTACCGGCGTGAATTGCATGGCACCCTCGCATATAGTTCACAATCCTCGCCGGTCGGCGTGTAGGATTTCATTGTACCCTCGTGCTTGAATCCAAGGAGGCGCGCCCAGCGATGCCCCTGCGTGAAATTACAGAGAACGGCTGTTTCGATGCGGCGGAACTGATGCATCTCCATGGCCCTCAAGACTGCCTTGGTGATATGTATGAAATGAGGACCGGCCTCCTTGGCAATCAGCCCCCAGGCGTAGGCCCGGTTCTCCCACATTTCAAACAGCCCGATGCACGCGATCACCTGATCGCCAGCCAGACCAGTATACGCCGGGCCACCGGAGTACAGGTGTTCGCCATATTGCCTATCGGCCAGAGCCGGTTGCAGCATGGCTTGACTGGGTTGCAAGAGTAGGCGCTCCAGGTGCTCAGGATGAAACGGCTCAATCATCATTGGCGATCAAAGGTCGTCAGTTGCGGCATGATCGAAACCAGCGTCATTGGTAGCGGCTGCGTCTGACGCAACAAAATGACGCCATCGGAATCATAGCCGTTCGGCCACTCGATCATCATGTCGCCGGTAAACAGCGCCGGCGGCGCGTTCATCGCATCCGCGCTTGAGCGGAATTGAAACTCGTCCAGATTGTTCACGTCAGGGCCGGCGAACCCGCCCAGCGTGTTGAGAAAGCGAAACACGACCTTGCTGATGCGCTTCATCTTGCCCTGGCTGGTGCCGTCCTCCGCGCCAGCCTCGATGCGGTTGGTCTGAAATGTAGCCGGACAGGCCAAGCCGATCTGCGCAATCGTGTCTGTGCTGTGGGTGAGTGCCAGTGTGATCTGGCCGTTCTCAACGGTGCGGTCAGGATGGGCCGCACCCTTCAGAAGAACCTGGACCGTCTGGCCATTGAGGTGCGACAGGCCAGTGACGGTGGCGGTGCCGGCCAGGACACTTTTGGTGATGCCGGCGTCCACATAGAAACAGTCCTCCTGTGAATCGCCGAACCAGTATTCACGCTCCAGCCATTCGATGTAGCGTTTGGTCTGGCCGTTAATCGTGCGCTTGACGATCAGCCAAAGATCGTCGCGATCCTTGTAGGGTGACGGTATGACGACGACGCTCTCGACCACGGTCTGGCCGCCCGAGAATGAGCCGCCGAGAATGTGCCGGTGCCAGGCCAAAACTTCGCTCTCTTTGTTGAACGTGAAGCCCAGCAGGGTTCCATCGCCCCGAACGGCCCACGCCGCGACATAGGGCTCCCTGTGCCACGCGAGCTGCTGAATGCCGCCCAGCGTTATGTGATCCGCGAGTATCGTCTGGTCGGCCGTGACATAGCCGTTTTTTTGGATGTCGTAGTAGAGGTCTTTAAGTTTTCGACCGGATCGCTGAACAAACAGCACCGAGAAGTTCACCCTCACGGGCTTGCAGGATCTCGACCCCTCGGATGTCTGCTGCTCGACCTTGACGTTATCGGGCGCGAACGCTTCGCTGCTGGAGTTCTCGGCGCAGGCAAATTCCGCGCCGGCGGTGCCGATGAGCAGCGACTGGGATGACATGAGCCACTCGATGCGGTTCGTCTGTTCGGACGTCATGGTCAACTGGATCGCCCGATCCGCAACCACGTTGCCGGACGTGTCGGTTTTCGCGAAATTCTCGAAATCGTCGGACACGCTGAAATACAGCCTTTGGCCCTTGGCCAGGGCAAGGCGCTCGCGGAAAAAGGTAACCTTTGATGGATAGCCCTCGACCGCTGAAAACGAGGCGTTCGCCCAGCGGTACGTGGCGGCACCAGAACCCACAACGCCCAGCGGCAGTGGGAAGTCGCCGGTCACCGTCGCTGTGACCTGCGTCGCGGTGGTAAGGGCGGTGATGGTCACATAGCCAGTGCCGATGTCCACGAACGTCCAGTCCAAACCTTCGCGCTCGACAACCGTGCCTTCCTTGGCATTGCCGTCGCCATCGGCCTGCGTGCCAAAGGTATGCGTAGGCGCGTCACCACCAGTGCGCCACACCTTGCCGGCGGACGGTGTCCCGTTCGTTGCGCATTGATAGGTAATGCCGTTGTAGCGGCGATAGACCTGGTGCGGGTTGGTTTTGAATTCCTGGCCTGCGGCCCACGGCTTGATAAGCGACAGGTCTTGCGGCTCCATGTAAAAGATCGAGCCCACCATGTCCGCCGAGAACAGCGACTGGGAAGCCGTCAACGTGACAGAGCCACTCGTCGCGCTGGCGTAGACCGTGATGTTCTTGTCCGTGTTCAGATCCTTGAATGGCCCGTTCTTGAACGCGACCTGGGTAAGTACCCATTTGGTCGCGCCATAGCGTTCTAGCTTGTAGGTCGGGTAGCTCTTGTGAGCGATGTAAATCACATCGCCGGTCTGCACCATATCGAGCACGAACGTGCCGTCGGTCGCGTCGGTGAGGTCGGCCACGAGGTATGGTGTCGGGATCTCGTAGATGTTGCTGGTCAGCGCATACCAGTAGGTGGCGTTGGGCGGCACGAAGCCACTGTGCGTGGCGATGCAGTAATAGTTGACGTTCGAGAGTGCCACCAGATCGCCGATGGCGTAGTACTTGGCGCCCGTGTGCGTTCCTGATTGCCCACCGCTGGTGTTGATCGCACTGCCATTGGCGGTCGCGGCTAGCTGGAAGGTGTTGGTCGTGGAGCTGACCACATAATAGGCCGTGCCTGCCGTCAGGCCGGTCGGCAGCGCACCGGTGGTGGTGAGCACAACTCGGTCGCCATTCGCCAAGCCATGACTATTCCAGGTTACGACGCCGGGCGACGCAATGGTCAGCGTGACGGTCGCGGCCGTTCTATAGGCGGCGACATTGCTGGTAGTAAGCTGCGCTTGGTTTGTAAAAAACCGGAGGTAGCGGTCACCGAATTCCAGAACGTAACTCTCGCTGACGTTGAACTCAAATGTCGCCAGCCATGTGCGATTGGCCGAGTTCTTGATCTCGGCGACATACCTGGTGCCGGCGCGCCGCACAGCCGGCCCACCGACGGTTGGGATGAAGTTCTCGCAGACCTGTCCGCCCTGGTCGTATATATTTTGGTCAACGCGGCCGGCCAGCAGAGGCGAAAGTTCGCCTGCGTTAAACGCCGCGCGGATCGGTGATGCCCGCGCCATGGATCATAATCTCGAAAAAATCCAAGCGTCGTCTGGTATGGAGGCCGGGAGCCGCTCGACTGCTGATGCCCGCCTTGCCACCACGATGGCGTTCTTGTACTCCTCCCAGGCAAATTCGCGCTTGGTGCTTGATTGAGTGAGATCTTCGCAGAGTTCCACCGCCAGACGACAGGCAAGAACCTCACGGAAAAGCGCATCCCACTTTTGCGGATCGGCTATCGACGCGCCGTATCGTATTGACAGCGGCGACGACAAATTGGTGAGGACCATGTTGTCCTCGACAACGTAGTCAACATCCTCGGAGTTGCGATAATCCGCCAGATCGGCAGGGGGGTAATCCTCGCCCACCATGTCTAGTCGCAAAAAGTCCGTAGGCAGAGCATAGGCATGTTCAAAACCGTAGAGCGGTGCGTCGGCGAGAGCTGCCACTTGGACGCGCTTGATAGCGAACGACCAGCGGTTCTGCCGAAGCTCGGCGTCGCGCAAATCGTCAAAGCATGAATTGACCGCGCGGGCCTGCTTGCTGTCGTCCAGCAACGAGGTGATGCGCGCGGCCCCCAGCTTGGTAAGGGCTCGGTTGGCAACGTCTATGACAGAAGCCATGGAGAGACTCTAGGACCAGACCTTACCGTTACTGTGGATAAAGATCAGCAGCTTTTCCACCGCGACGACAAGATCCATCTTCGATGGGACATTGGCGTTCGTGTTGATGACGAGTTCGATATCGCGGGAGGTCGTCGACGACTGCGAAACGACGTTGCCAGCCGCGCCAGCTCCTGCGTTCACCCCGAAAAAATAGGCCATGGTTTCGCTCCTCTGAGTTGAAGGGAGGGCGGGTTGCCCCGCCCCCCCCAGGTTCGTTAGTTAGGCATCGTGTAGTACAGATCGACCACCAGTGTCCCAGAGGATGGGAGATTGGCGGCCGCAATGGTTCCGATCACGTTTTCCTCCGCAGACAGTGGCGACGTTGCCGAGACAGCGGTCATCACGCCAAAGAACGTCGGCGTGTTCGTTGCGGTAAACGCGGCGGCGGCGCGGTATTTTTCGGCAGTGCCGGAAATACCAATCGCAAGCGTAGAAGAGCCAAGCGACGTTCCTGTGTTCAGGACACCGAAGGCGAATGTCGCACCTGTTGGCAGAACGCCAAACAGGAGGGTATCACTGGTGGTCTGGGCCGCCAGGGTAATCGTGGCTCGTAAACGCTTGGTGCGAGCGCCGTAGACTGAAGCCGAAGGTCTATAGCCTGCGGCAACAGCCGACGCCTGTGTGGTGCCGGTTGTGGTGCCGGCCAGTTCGTTCGACAGATATTGTGCCATTGGTTTCCCTCCTTAGACGCAAGTAATGAAACCGCAGCGCTTTTCTTCCAGGCGTGCGCCACCGAAGGTGCCGGTGACGTACACCTGGTAGGAATTCCGCTTGTCCGACCTGCGATCAACGGAGGTCTGCACGTCATTCCACATTCCAAGGGCCATTCCGCTCTTTGCCCAGAACGGAACCATCCACTGGGAACCGGTAGTATAGCCGGTTACGCTGGAGTTGATGGCGGTGTTGAAGTTAGCGCCGCCTGGGATACGCTCGGAAATAATGAAGTTGAAGCCCATGAAGCTGGAGATCTTGCCGTTCACGAGCACCGGAGTGGTGTTGTAATCGAGCGAGATCGCCTGGGCTTCATTGAGAAGATCATCATGCTGGCGAGCCGTCATGACGCAGAACAACTGGTCGTTGTCTACATCAACCTCGGCTGCCAACAGGATTTTCTTCGCCGCGCGCAGTTTGGCGATGTTGAGGCCGGTGTTACTGGCCGCTCCGGTTGCGACGGCAACGGCCTGGCTGCCGCCATTGAAGGCTGACAGCAAGCCCGTGGCCGCAGTGCCATTTTCACCGGTATTGTTGCTGTTGAAGAAACCAGAGATGATCTCGTCATCCATGGCCCGCCCCATTGCCCAAGCGCCGGCCATGGCATACGGGCCGGCAGGATCGATGAGCATCCGCAGCTTGTCCTGGTCATCGATGAGATCGGCCCAATCGTAGTCGTTGGGGTAGATCCATCGTTTGTCCTGGGGCGTAGAGATGAGTGGCGTGTCCGAATGACGGGACTGGTTGCGCACCGGAGATACAGAGCCGAACTGCTCGGCCATGCTCGCAGCCTTGCCGGTGAATGAGTAATTCGCGCAGCAACTGCGAAGGCGAGAGCCCTGCTGCTGGAGAAGCATAGCGACGTTCGTAGCGTAATGCTGAACGAACGCTGTGGTGACATTGAACGACATGGTTAAACCCTCCTAGGTTTAAGGTGAGTAATTTCGATGGAGGGCTTGTCCGCATTGCGCGGGGCCAGTCTGCTTTCTTTCAAGCCGCCACCCGGCCCCAACGTGGGGGTTGTCGGGATCTGGACATCTACCCATTCAAGATACAGCGCGGCCGCTTGTATGATATCGGTCGGCGCCAATGTTGGGCGAGATGCCAATTTCAAACATTCTAATCTGATTAGACGATTTTGCACGCGGTTTTTTTCTAACACGGCAATGCCTATTCAGCCGTAGGATTGGCTAGGGCCATCAAACGGGCCATTTCGTTAAAGTGATCAGCGCTGCCCTTCAGATATTTTGAGGACCAGTCTGTATCTTTTAACAGATCACGAACCCGCGACTTGGCGGCTTCTGGCGTCATTCCGAACGAATTGGTCGCCCGCCCACCCTCGAAATCGTGCTCGATCAGCCCACGGCCAATGCGGCTCAAGAGCTGCATGAGTGCCTTGGTGCCGATGGCGCTTTCCATCTTGGCCAGGACATCGCGGGACAGGCCAAATTCCCTGGCGGCTCGTGTGCCAAGCTCGACGTTTTCGGCCCATGCCTGGCCCCATTCGCCCTTGAGTTCGGTGATGTCGGCATCGGAGCGTTGCGCCATCGTGGTCTTATATTGCTCGGTCGCGGCGCTTTGGACGCTGTTCCACCATTCAGCGAGCGCCGTGCCCTGTTTGCCGGTCAGCCCCAGCTCGTGGAATTTCGACGCAGCCTGCTTGGAGAAGTCGCCGTCCTGCCCATCCGGCACCGGCAACTTGTAGCCGTCGGCCGTCTTGGGGCGGCCCAGAGCTTCGTAAACACGGTTCCAGCCATCGGTGTCGGCTTCGCCCTTGGGCATCACCAGCTTGTCCTGACCGACCAGCTTCTCAAGATTGCGGTAGCCGACTGCAAGATCGGCCGGCTCTTTCCAGCCCTTTTTTTGCAGATAGCCCCGCAGATCCGCATCCTGAATCTGGTCGTACCACGCGCCTGTTGCGGTGGCGGCCTGGTTGCTGACGGCGCCATTATCAGCAGGAGCAACCGCCTCCGCTGCTGGACCTGCGTTTCCGGCGGCGGCGGGTGCGCTGGCCGGGTTGCCGGCCAAAAGGGCCGACCCGTGTCCTGCTTCGGACATGCTCATTTACCTTTCTGTCTGGTCATCATACGAGCCCTCATGGAGCCCAAACACCTGCTTATCGTTGACATACAAATGGGCCTGGATACGGTTCCAGACCTCGCGACGGCCTTCTGCCATCGCCATCGCCAGCGGGTCAATCGTCTTGCTGATCGGCGAAACCATCGCCGTCGAACTCGTTGCCCTGCAAAACTTTCTGAGGTCGTCAAACACCGCCTTGGCCTCCGGTCCAAGGTTGCCGTCGCCATCCAGAAACACCCGCTTGTAGGCGAGTTTCTTGCGCATGATTTTCTCGATGAGACGGTTAATCATGGCGATGCATTACGCTCAACCGGTGGCCTGAACGGGGCGGTCCATGGACGAGGCCCCGGCGATAGCCTGCGCCTGCGCCATGTTCTTGGCCACTTCGCCGACCACCGGGGCCGCCTGAAGCAACTGCTGGGCCTGCGCGGCTTGGTTCTTCTGCTCCTTCATCAACTGGATCTCCTCCCTGGAGCGCAGCACCTTCATTGGCACACCATTGATTTCGGCAAGCTCCCGCACAATCGCTTCAGGGTTAAAGACGTCGAGCACCCCAGGATCAATCTGCGCCAGGGGCGCGACGCTTTCGATGGTGCGCAGAATCGCCATGCCTTCGTCGGCCCTTTGTGCTCTGTTGAGCGGGCTGACGTATTCAACGTCCACCATGCCGCCTGCGTTCCGCAGCTCATCCGGCATGGGCGGCAGTGCATCGGCCATGCTCAAGATGTCGATTTCGCGCTCGATCAATGGACCCAGGAATTCGGATTGCTGGCGGCCCATGCTGGGGGCCAGCAACGCCCCCTTTTCCTGCGCCCGCAGCATGGCCTCGGTGGCCGTCATATAGGGCTTCTCAACCAGGATCTGGAACAGCGTGACCAGGAACGCATCGTTGATGACGCGCCGGCGCTGTTCCATCATCTCCAGGCCGATGTCCACGCGCGCATTGGTCTGGAGCGGGAGCACCACTTGGTGGCCCGCGTCGCTCACGCCGCCGTAGTTCAGCGCACCAGGTCTGAGATCAAACGCCTGCAACGCGCCGTCCTCCTGCAACAAGAGCGGAGGATCAACAATCTTATGCGCAGCGCGGATCACGGTCTTGCTCATCTCGTTGAGCATCTTCACATCGGCCAGCACCGTCATTGCCGGCGAGCGGCCATAGATCTCCTTGGGACCGACCACATAGCGGCCGATGGCATAGGGCATCGTCCGGTAGCCACCTTCTGAAAGAATCTGGTGGCCGGTCAGCGAAATGTAGCAACTGTAGAAGTTCATGCCGCGATAGTCCCTGCGGCCGGGCTTCTTGTCGGAGTTTGGCTGCACAGCATGAACGAATTCGAAATCGCGGTCAGGGAACTTCTCGGCTGCGGTCGTGATTTCGGTCGGCAGCTTGCTGGCTGGCCACTTCTGCGCAGCTTGGCGCGCGGTCATCTGAAACTTGCGGTAGACGGTATCGATCATACCCTGATGGTTCTCGGCGATGAACAGTTCCGAGAGGTGGATAGCGCGATATCGCACCCCGCGACCAAGCGCGTCATCCACGAAAACTCCGCCGGTCCCAAACGCTCCAAGGCTCATGTAGCACTCGTTGACCTGGCTGGCGAAATTCGCCCTCGGCGCGTAACGGACATCGAACAGAAGGCCGGTTACCTCGTCGAGCCATTGCTGAACGTCCACAGACTGGGCCAGGGAAGGGTCAGAGGCGCGCAGCCGATGCCATCGCTGGGTGCGCGGCGTGAGCATTGATTCCATTGCCGCTGCGAACCGCTCAAGCGCCAGGCCGGCGGTCGCGTCAAAAACCTTGTCACTGTTCTTGGCCCCGGCGGAACGGGAGACCTGGAACCAATTTGAGCGTGGCAAAACACGTTCGGCGATTTCCCGCCAATGGTCCTCGAACACAGAGCGGTCTGTCTGCATCCGCTCCAGGCGCCGAAGGATCTCTTCCGCGCGATCTTCTGTGCCGGCCGCCATGATGGCTTCCTCTAACTTAGAAAGGCGAGATAGTCGATGAACAGGGGTTCAGGTCCATACTCCACTATGCTTGCTGCGCCGTTCGCCCAGCATGCCGGCACCGAGACGAAGGCCCTCTTCACCCGTCAGGATTGACGACGCACGGCCCCGCTTGCCCTCCTGCTGGTCAGCCTTCAACCTCGCAGCTCGCGCCGCGTCGATGGTTGGCACTGGCGGTGGAGCCGGCGGTGCCGGCAGAGGAGGTGGCTTGTAGCTTGCGCCGCCGCCAAAAAATGCGCCCATGGGTATTCTCCTTCACATAATGGGATAGTCGGAGGAGGCAAAAGTTTGGCGCTTCACAGGATGGAAGCGTTTCACCAAAGTACGGGCCTCGCCGGCACCGAGCATCATGTATTGGCCCGCCTCGGCGACGTGCGAATACCTGTTCTTGTCGGGGACGTCGCGGTACTTCTCCTCGCCGGTCACCTGGACCCGCTTGTAATTGTACCCGCCGGCCATCGCCTTGCGCAAAATTGTGCATTGCGGATGCACCATCAAACCGGCCTGGCCATCAATTAAACGCCCCAAACAAACCGCCACGCTTTCGCGGCGCTTGATGAAATCATTGGTCGGAGCGGGCCGGGCCGGGATATTGGCAGCGCGAAGGATCTGAAAGGCCGTTTTCTCGTCAGTCTGCGAGCGAATGTCGCCGGCCGGGTCGCCCGTGATGTTGCCGAAGGCACAGTCAGGATAACGCTCGTGCATGACTTGGCGCAACTGTTGTGCAAAGCGCACAGCACCCATGTCCTCGGTCACAAGCTCGGAGTGCCACCGCCACTGGCCCATGACTGTCCGCTGCCCAAACACAGCCGCCGGCGTCAGGCCGAAGTCAATGCCTACGTGGATGGGCAGACCAGGAAGCAGTGAGAATTCCTGGCAATGCACTGCGTCACGATACTCGGGATAAACGGTCTTGCCATCTCGCACGAAGCCATATTCGCCGTTGACATAGACCCGAACCCAGTCGGGATCTTTGCCGGCGAGCTGGCGCTCGTAGTACGCGCGGCCCTGGCGGCGGCGCGTCTCGTCGCCCTCCGGCAGTGTCAGCGTCTCGGGAATCTGGTTGAGCCAGTCGAGGTTCTCGGCACGCTCATCAAGGCCGCCTGGCTGACGATAGAATTCCCAGCCCGATGGGTGTTCCTCTTCGGCAAGGCGATACCACCAGTGGTCACTGTCAGGCGGGTTGGTCGAGGCCATGATGCCAGACCAACTGCAACCACCCAAATTTGGCCCCGGATAGCGGCCAACACGGCCCGTCAGGCCATCAATGACCGCCTTGGGCACCTCGCGAGCCTCGTCGATCCAAGCGCCGGTCAGTTCCATGCCCAGCATCTTCGGGATATCGTCGGGCCGGTCAAGCGACACGAAGATGACCTCAAGATCAAGCTCACCTTCCATGATGTGGTGGGTGGGTGGCCCGGCGTCGATCCAGCGGCCTATCGTTGACGGCACCCACTGGTGCCAGGTTTTGATTGTCGTTGTGCGCAGCTCTGGATAGGTGTTGCGGACCACCGCCCAGCGGCTGCGTCGCTTACCGTCGCGGCCTGGCGTTTGATGTTGGGCGCGGCGCAAAATGTCCATGACGCACACTGTGCTTTTGCCGGACCCGAACGGGCCGGAGATCCCGCGAAAAAAGGCGTTCGACGCCATAAACTTCGCAGCGACATCCCCCGGCGGGCGGTAAACGACTGTTGAACGAGCGTTCAACTCTCGTCCTCGGCGCGCGGGCTCAGATCCACACGGATCAGCAACCCTGCCGCGCTGTCTGACGAAAGGTCAAGACGGTCACCGTACCGACGCGGATTCCATTTTGCCAGCAATTTTAGCCGATATTCCGCGCGAATGCGCTGCCATTGGACGTAGCCAGGGTCCACGCGGCTGCTGCCATCTGTCTCAGCGCGCGACGGCGTGGCGTCGATGATCGCCAGCGCCTCCTCGGCGATTGCGTCGGCGCCGGCATCGCGCGCACGCGCGAAGCGTGCCGAAAAGGGGGGGTCTTTCTCCAGCCAAGCGTAGACAGTCCGCCAGTTTGGCGCGCCTTGCATGCGGCAATATTCGCGCAGTGGTTTCCCGTCTGCGATCCACGCGATGATTGCGTCCTGATGGTCTTGAGGGACCGGCTCGACTGGTCTCCCACGTTTCTTGGGTTTTGTGCGGTATGTCATCAGAACAGGAATAATAGTGATGACCTTGCGGGTGTCAAGGCGTAATCAGCCACCTCAAGCGCGGCGCGAACTCCAGGTGAACTGTATGAGTTGCCCGCGCCCCTCTCGCAGACGGTCGACTATTCGGTCGCCGAGGAATTGCTTGAGTGCTACGGCCTCAAGATTCGAAATAATAATTGTCGGCAGGATACGCTCATATCGTCGGTTTACAAGCTCGAACATGAGTCGAATCTCGTGATCGCTGCCCGTCTGGACATGGACCTCGTCCAAGATCAGCAAATCTGGAGAAGTGTACATACTGATCGCTGCCGTCTCGGTCATGACGCTATCACGATTGTACGTGGACTTTATCTGGCGCATGCAGTCGGCGGCTGTAGTGAACAGCACAGACGTGCCGGTCGCCAGCAGGCGCTGGCCGATGGCGCAGGCGAGGTGTGTCTTGCCGGTGCCGGGCTCACCGCAAAAAATGAGCGATGTGCCGCTAGCGAGCCTCTCGCTCCAGGTCTCGCAATACCATATTGCGATTTTCTTCGCCTTGTCCTCGCCGGCGTCGGAGGTCTGATAGCTATCTAGCGTCTTCCCCTGGAATCGGCGCGGTATCTTCGCCCATTCGCTCAACCTTTCAATCTTTTGCAGCCTCGCGCGATCTTCTGCGCAGGCTGCGCGCAGGCGGTCAGCTTTGTCCTGCTCGTCGAGACATTGCGGACAGTGACCGCCGACCCACAGCCCATCGTCTCGGAATCGAAACAGCTTCGCTGCATAGTCGCCATGGGTCTTGCACGTACGGCTCTCAACCATCGTCGAGATGGCGACTGGACCCGTGTCGATGGGCTCGACACTGGGAAAGTTCTCTTCAGAACGTATTGTCACTGTTCACGCCTCCACGATATGTTTGTTTGCCGGCGCCCGGCCATCTATGCTTACCGGTCGTCCCTGCAACTCGAAATCGATATGCGTTTCGAAGCCATGTTCTGAACGCAGCGTCCCAGCTCTTCATCACCGTTCCTCGTGCGAGGTGATGATCACGAAATTGCGCACACTCTGTCTCTATGTCGAGCTGCAGCTTGACAGCCATGTCCTGATGATCCTGATTTGCCTTAAAATCGTCTGGCAGCTGACGTCCCGTGACCGCACGACGTGGTTTGCTCTCCTTTATTGAGTCTTTATGGATTCTGGATAATGGATTCTGGATAATGGATTGCTCAACGTGTGTTGAGCGGTCGCTCAACGCTTGCTGCCGTCTCATGGCAGACGCGCGTCCGGCGGCGACGCGCTGCTCGACAATCTCCCTGTAACGCGCGATTTCGCGGTCAGCGCGGCGGTTGCAAAAGACGTCCTTGGTTTCGTAGACACACAATATGAAAAAATGGTCGAGAATGTATTTTACGTCCGCCACGCTGTCGGGCATACCGATCATTTTTGCAATGGTGTTCGCATCACCAGCGAGCGGCGCCTCGGATAAATAATACGCATCCAGCAGCCTGCGGTACGCGAGATCTTCGAGCAGAGTGAGCCCGCGCGTGTGGGAGGCGTAATCACCTATGTGAAAACTGTAGTAGTTCACGGTTCGCCCGACATGATGGTGACTATTACTTTCCCCTTGCCTGCGGGCGCGCTCACGACAGCCGTCAGAGGTTGAAAAATGGCGTCGTCCACGCGCAGCGCGTCCGCTACTCCATCAAGGCCGCTCTTCATCGCGGCCACCAAGTTGTCGAGATCGCGCACCTTTCGCCCGCCTGGCGGGGCAAAATCGATGGTGACAGGGACAGATTGAATTTCGCGCAGAAAATTTTTCGAGCAGTCGATCTGCTGCAGCGTCGCAACCCAGCACGCACGGCGATAGACACTCTTAGCCCGCGCGCTGGTGCGCCAATGAACGCGGGCGTTCGGCGACAAAATTCCAGAGGGCCACGGCAGGTCGATTCGCATGATGAGATGCTATCACAGTGTCGCTGCGCGGTCAACGATGTTTCGATGCATTTTTACCTTGACGTTTGCAGCGCGGTGGAGCATGATACCACACAATAGCTTGGGGCAATCGCATGATCGATGCACAGACGATCCAGATTTCCAGCGAAGAGCAGTGGTTGAAGGAGCGCTCGCTCGACGTTACGAGCACGGACATCGCAGCCATATTCGGCCTTTCGCCCTACAAGACTGCCTACGAATTGTATATCGAGAAGCGCGAAAAGCAGCAGGTCATCACCCGCGCAACCGAGCGCATGACGTGGGGCAAGCGGCTAGAAGCATCTATCGCCCATGGCGTAGCTGCGGATCGTGCGTGGCAAATCGAAAAGATGAACGTCTACATGCGCGATAAAGCGAAGCGAATCGGCGCTAGCTTTGATTACAGAATTATCGTGGTGGACTCTGACGTGGACGGGCCTGGCCTGCTGGAGATCAAGAACGTCGACGCGCGGCAATACCAACGCAAGTGGCTGGATGACGAAGCGCCCGCTCACATCGAGCTGCAGATCCAGCATCAACTGCTCGTGAGCGGCATGCAATGGGGCGTGGTCGCCGCGTTGGTCGGCGGCAACGAGGCACAGATCATACGTCGTGACGTTGACCACGACATCGGTCGCGCCATCGAAGCTAAGGTCGCTGCCTTTTGGGAGAGCGTCGACGGCGCGGTTCCGCCGCCCATAGATTACGCTCGCGATCATGATGTCATCGAGCGTTTACATGCTGCGTCGCAGCACGGCGAAACGCTTGATGCCACAGGCAACGAGCAAATCGAGGAATTAGCTCGCGAACACGGCCGCCTCGGCGACCTCATCGAGGATCTCAACACAAAAAAGAAGGCGTGCAGGGCGCATTTATTCAAACTCATCGGAACCGCCGAGCGGGTCACCGGGCCATGGGGCACCATCGCGGCGGGGCAGGTTCGCCCTTCGTCTGGAAAACTCATTACCGAGGACATGATCGGCCAGCGCATCGGTGCGCGTGCTGGCTATCGCCAACTCAATGTAAATCTGAAGAGGGAGAGATAAAATGGAGACAGCGCTCACGACAATGACGCAGATGCGGAACACGCTGACCAGCATGTCGGCTGAATTCGCCGCCGCGCTGCCGGCGCAGATCCCTGTCGAGCGGTTCGTTCGCATTGCGCTCACTGCTGTGCAGATGCAGCCAGCGCTGCTGGATGCTGATCGACGAAGTCTGCTCGCGACCTGCATGCGCGCTGCGCAGGACGGCCTGCTGCTCGACGGCCGGGAAGCCGCGCCTGTTGTTTTCAAAACAAAAAACGGGCCGGTTGTGCAGTACATGCCCATGCTGGCTGGCATCCTGAAAAAAGTCAGAAACAGTGGTGAGCTGGCGAGCATCGCAGCCCACGTCGTCTACGAGCACGACACGTTCGATTACGTGCTGGGCGACGATGAGCGAATCCGCCACAAGCCATCTCTTGAGGACCGTGGTAAGGCCATCGCGGTCTACGCCATCGCGCGCACGAGAGACAACGCCACTTATCGCGAGGTCATGTCTGTCGCCGATGTCGAGCGCGTGCGAGCCGCC